AGGCGACCCGACAAACGCAGATGAGTTTGCAAGTTCATTTAAGATATGTATTGCAATAGAAAATAATACGCAAGTTTATTCAGACAACTCTGCCGACTGGCCAGAAGGTTTGACATGGGATGCAGTAGAAGCAAAGATGAATGAACTAACTGTCGCAGAACCAATGAAGGAACTTCGTGCAGAAAGAGACAGATTGATTGCTGAAACTGATTGGTGGGCAAGTTCTGACTTAACAATGACAGATGCACAAACAGAATATCGTCAGGCACTTCGTGATATTCCAGACACATTTTCAACTTTAGACACTGTTATTTGGCCTGATAAACCGTAGGTATGATATGTCAAACCAAACTGATATTCTAGATAATGTACTTGGTATTACAGATGTAGTGGAGAACACAACAAAAGACGTAACACCCCCAAAACCAGTTCTTGTTCCGGCAACAACTGGTACTGAAGCAGATATAGATAATGATTATAAATATCAGAGAGAAAACTTTTATAATTTGATTGAGAGAGGACAGGATGCGATTGATGGTATTCTAGACCTTGCAAGAGAATCGGAACATCCTAGAAGCTATGAAGTTGCTGGGAACTTGATTAAACAGGTGGCAGAAGTCACAGAGAAACTTGGAGACTTACAGGGTAAGATGAAGAAACTCAAAGAAGTTCCTAACTCTGCACCACAAAATGTAACTAATGCATTGTTTGTAGGAAGCACAGCAGAACTACAGAAGATGTTAAAAGGAAAAGAATAATGCCATTAACTAGAATTAGACAAACGGCGATTGGTGATGATGCGATTACTAGTCCTAAGCTTGCACACGACTTAGATTTCGATGGACAGTTTGTTCGTGTTCCTCATGGTACTACTGCACAACGCCCTGGCAGTCCTGATGCTGGATACATGAGATTTAATACTGACATTGGAACTTTAGAACAGTATAGCACTGTTACTAATGCTTGGCAGGCAATTGATAGTCCACCCATTATCTCTTCCCTTGCATACGCTGGTTCTCTAACTGCTGCTGATCCTGCTGGTGGGGGAACAATTACTCTTACAGGTTCAAACTTTAAGGCAAATGCTACTGTAACAGTTGGTGGAACTGCTGCATCTTCTGTGTCTATTGTCAGTTCATCATCTATTACATTTACAACACCAGCAAAGACTGCTGGCGATTATGATGTTGTTGTAACAAATACAAATGGACTTGCTGCAACCTTACAAAATGGAATTTCTTATAACGGAACACCAGCATTTACAACTTCTGCTGGTAATGTTGGTTCTGTTATAGAAGATGTTGCGATGTCAACAATTACTATTGTTGCTGCAGAACCAGATGGTGGAACACTTGCGTTTTCTATTACTTCTGGTGCATTACCAACTGGTGTTTCTCTAGGTTCTGCAAATGGACAATTAACTGGAACTCCCAATACAAATATAACTTCTGATACAACCTTTAACTTTACTGTTACTGCAACTGATGATGAGAGCCAAACAAATGCTCGTGCGTTCAATCTGATTGTTATTCGTCCTGTCTATGCATATCAAATCAATAATAGTTTGATGTTCAACGATGGTGGTAATGATCACTTAACTGCATCATCAAGTGTGTTGAATAGTACTACTGGTAATGGTAAAACATTTACTTGGTCTGCATGGGTAAAGAGGGGTTACTATGACACTGAACAATATTTGTTTCATGCAAGAAGTGCTGATTCGCAAGGAAATTTTATAAGATTAGAATTTACTTCTTCTAATCAACTCAGACTTAGAGGATATTCCACAAATCATATAGTCACTAACGCTCTGTTCAGAGATCAAACTGCATGGATGCATATCGTGCTGGCAGTTGATACAGATACTAGTGGGGATACAAATTCAATAAGATTGTATGTTAATGGAGAAGAACACACATCCTTTGCCACAGACACCATTCCTTCTACTGACGAAAGTTTAGTATTTGGTACTAACGTAGCTCATTTTATAGGAGTTGCTAATACTGGAGGAAGTGCCGATAGTGGTGGATTTGATGGCATGATGGCAGATATTCATTTTGTTGATGGACAACAACTTGCTCCAACTGCTTTTGCAGATAACTTTAACGGAGTATGGGCGCCTAAGGCATATGGTGGAACGTATGGTGGTAATGGATTCAAATTAAACTTTGCCAATTCTGCTGACATTGGCAACGATGTTTCTGGAAACAATAATGACTTTACCGCTGGTGGTGGAATTGCCGTAGATCATGTAAGACCTGATACGCCAACAAATAACTTCTGTGCATTGGCTGGTAATTCTGGTTTTGGAACAAACTCGCAAACAGTAGGAAACGGAAACACTTATTTGCAACTTGGCGGATCGGCAAACACTCAATGTTCCCATGTAATTGCAAGTGGAAAATGGTATTGGGAAGCGAGAATAACAGTTGTGGGTAATCCTTATATTGGTATTACCATTGCTGGTTTGGATGGTGCAAGGAACTTTTATTCTGGTAACGCAATCGCTGTTAATTCGGGTGGTGATATTTTTGACAATCAGTCAGATAGTGGCAATAATGGTTTGAATAGTATAGGTGCAAATGATATTATTCAAATTGCATACGATCACGATGCCCAAAAGATATGGTTTGGTAGAGATAATAACTGGTATAGTGGTAATGCGTCATCAGCAAGTACTATAAACATATCTGATGTTGTTGCTGGAAACAATGCGTTTGATACTTCTGTTGTTCAACTAGTGAGACAATTCAATAACAGGCCTGTTGTTCCTTATATCGCCGCTTCAGATAATGCAGCTGGTTTTCACATGAACTTTGGGCAGAACCCAACATTTAATGGCGCTATAACAGCAGGAACAGAGACAGATGGTAATGGACTTGGTTTATTCAAATATCCTGTACCTACTGGTTTCTTGGCGCTTTGTGCAAAAAACCTTTCTGACAATACAAATATTGATATTCGTAATAATGTTCGTCCAGAACAGTTCTTTAAGGCACAACTTTTTTCTGGAACTGGAAGCACACAATCAATCAATATTGGTTTTCAGCCAGATATGGTTTGGATCAAAAGATACGATGGGAGTAACAGCGGTAATTGGAGATGGTACTTTTCAACAGTTAGTGATAATGTGAGTGCTGGCACCTCTGGTGTAAAATACTTACGGCCGACTACAAATCATGTGGTTGCTTCTGCAACTGCAAATAGTCTTTATGAAATGAACAGTACTGGATTTGGTGTACACGGAACTGGCCAAGACACTAACAACAATGGCGCTAGTTATGTTTCTTATTCTTGGAAAGCGGGTGGACGCCCAACTGCAACTAACTCCGCTGGAGCAGGAAATGTTCCGACTTCTGGTTCTGTAATGATTGATGGTGTTGCATCAACTGCTGCACTTGCTGGAACAATCCCAGCAACTAAACTTACTGCAAACACAAAGTCAGGTTTCAGCATTGTTCAATATGAGGGCACAGGGTCAAACGGAACAGTGGCACATGGATTAACTAAGGCACCAGATTTTATTGTAACAAAAGGACACGACTCAGAGCTTTCTTGGTATGGTTATACTGGTGGAAGTATGACTGCTGATCAAGTTATTGCATTTAACTCTACAGCTGCCGATTTTGGTAGTGCTGGTGCATTTGTCGAATCTTCTTTCTCTAATACAGTATTTGGTGTAGGTACAGAAACCCCAACAAACCACAGTAGTGAAACAATGATGGCACTGTGTTGGCACGCTATAGAAGGTTATAGTCAAATTGGACATTACTTCGGCAACGGAAGTACTGGAGGAGCTGACGGGCCCTTTATACATTGTTCATTCAAACCTGCCTTTGTTATGATTAAGAATCTTGAAGCAGCAGAATCTTGGTACATCTATGACGATGCACTTAATCTTCAAGGAAATCCACATGATACATATCTAAACCCATCATCAGATGGAAATGGTGGAACAGGTAGTAATAGATTTGTCGATTTCTATGCCGGTGGATTTAAGGTAAGAGGTTCAGACCAATCAGTAAATGGTGGTGGACAACATAGAATGTGGTATATGGCATTTGCCGCTGATCCATTTAAGTATGTAGAGGCAGAGTAAAATTATAAAGTTATGTTATGCAGAATTATGATCATTACCTTGGAAATCCTCTACTAAAGAAATCTAATGTTCCTGTAGAGTGGACAAAAAAACAAATCCTTGAATATCAGAAGTGTATGGAAAATCCCACATACTTCATTAAGAACTACATCAAGATTGTGTCTCTTGATGAAGGACTTGTGCCGTTCAAGATGTATGACTTCCAAGAAGATATCATAGACACAATCCATAACGACAGATTCACTATATGTAAGATGCCAAGACAGTCTGGTAAGTCCACGACTATGGTATCCTATATTCTTCACTACGTTCTATTCAATCCTAACATGAATGTTGCAATCCTTGCTAACAAGGCTGCGACTGCACGAGACATTCTTG